GCATTAATGTTCTTACCATCAATCTCTAATTGCATTCCAAACTCTACTATTTGTGCTAAGATGTTGTTCACCTCACCTTCAATCATTGGTAGGGATTTTTCAATCAACTCATAAGATACCCCATCTTTAGAAAGGGCATTTAAGTAAAAATCAAATAATTTAGATTGTTCTTCTAATTGTTTTACTTCTTGAATTCTATCTTCAATGGTTTCTTTTTGGTTTTGAAGAGCAGAAACTTTACCATTTAATTTAAGAATATCAGAGTTAACTCCTTTTAATTCATCTTTAACAATTGATAACTTTTCTCTAACTCCACTTATCTCAGTTCTTATTTCTTTATTCTTATTGATTTGTTTTTCGTTCTTATAATATTCTTCAATAAGTTGTTCTTGTTGAGTAAGTTGCTGTGAATTTCGTAATTCTTCGGTCTCAATTGTTGATAACTTGTTAATAAGTCCACTAATCTCTCTATCTAACTTATCTTCTTTATCTTTCGCATCTTGAAATTTATCCCATTCTGTTTCATAATCTTTAAAAGAATCAATACTAATATTTAAATCTAATCTATTTTTTATATAGAATTGTAATTTATCTTCAACTTCTTTTATTTCAGATTCTACCTTTTCTTTTGTTTCTAAAATAGATTTAGAATTTTCCATACAGATATCACAATCCTCATTGTACTTATGTGAATCTAAATGCTCTTTTCTTTCGTATAAAGAATCTTTTTTAATATTAATTTTTTCTATTTCAGTATCTACATCAGAAACACTTGATTTTAAGTTTTGTAATGTACTGATTCCTTTTTCTAAATCTTCTTCATCAAATTTATCAAGAATTTCCTCCAAAGTTATTTGCTGTTCCTCTCTAAATGTAATTCTATCTTGTATAGATTCTTTTTGATTTTGAATATCCTCTTTCTTGTTTTCGAGGGTTTTCAATCTTTTTTCTAACTCACCAATTGATACACCACTATCGGAATTTAACTTTACGATTTTCTCATTGAGTTTAATGATTTGTCTGTTTAGTAAATCCTCTTCCTCTTTTAAAGCCTTTTGATTTAATTCAGATAACTTATAAAGGTTTTTGTTTTCTTTTAAATCAGTGTCGATTTTCGCTAATTTTGTCGTAAAATCATCGGACTTGAATTTTCTGATAAGTGTTGCATTATCCCTATTCTCATCTGCAGCCTTTTGGTATAATTTATCAAAGATATCTACTCCAATGAATTGTGAGAGTATTTCTTTTCTTTCACTTTGTGATTTATCAATAAAAAGTGCATTGTTTCCTTGTAGGGAAAGAGCAGTTAGAACAAAGTCCTCAAACTTACCTAAGTACTTTTCAATGTTCTTGTTTGTATCTTTTCTTTGTTCACCATTAAGAGATTCTACCACTCCCCCATCTTCTTTCCAAAAATCTACATCTACTTTAACAGAGGTTCCTTTTCTAACATATCTAGCTCTTCTTTCAATGAAGTAATCTACTCCATCTATCTCAAAGTTAAACTTACAATAAAACTTATCCTTACGATTGTTTAAAACATTCTTAGCAAAGGTTGTACGAGATGTTTTATCATAGATACAAAAAGAAAGTGCATCCCACATAGAAGATTTACCTGAAGCATTAGGAGCAAAGATACCCATGATACCTTGTGCTTTATCAAATCGGATTAAATTACCTTCTCCATAAGAGAACATATTAGAGAACTCAAATGTCTTAGGAGTCCAAAGAATATTACCTGCTACATCTGATGTATCTATCTGTCCATTAAGTTCTGTATTGATTTGTTCTATCTTATCTAACTCATCTGATTCTAAAAGATATTGTCTTTCTAAGTAATCTCTAATGAGTGAGTTTTGGAAAGTTTCGTTTTTAACATCACCAACAATGTTTTTGTTTACTTGAGTATTTGTTTTTAATTGTCCAATTGTATCAGTTCTTGTTACAGTAACTTCTGCAACTTTGAATAACTTTTTAAGTTCGGTGATACGAAGTTTCATATCACTTGCTTCAGTATTTGTAAATCTCAATCTTAATCTTGGATACTTTGGAAGTTTTGTACCAACCTCATCGTACACCCATTGTGGTATCTTTCCATCTACCACATCAACGGTTAAGAACCCATAATCATTGTGAATGTGATGTTCTGTAAAAGTTCGTGTTGGAATATCCCAAAGTAAGTAACCATGATTTTCGAGTAACTCTCCATGATTCTGTTGAATCATAGAACCCGCATAGGCAACCCACTCATATCCTTCACCAAAAGTTTGTCTTTTGTGGATATCACCCAACATGGCCATATCGAATCCATCAAACATATCCACTTGGAATGAGTTTGAAGAAACGGTATAGCCGATATCAGTTTGAGCTTTGTTTACTGGTCCATGAAATAAAACGATTTTATTTTCTCCATCAACGGTATCTCCTTTAGGCCAATTTTCCTTGTTATCCAATATAGAATAGACAACGAAAGTAAGATTATGGATATTATAGATACCAGTATCACGAAGATAATGAATTCGATTATTTCCAAGATTTTCGATAATTGGTGTGAGTACATCTAATCTGTGGGAATTATTTAAATTACAATCGTGGTTACCTGTGATTAACACAGTTTCTCTTAACTTCGCACACTCGGTGAGAAACCAACTAATTTCGTGTACGAGTTCAGGTGACATCTCAGTTTTAGCATGAGCAATATCACCAGCAATATAAATGAGGGAATCCTCAATTTTATCTTCTTTAACCTGTTTTAAGAATTTTTTGAATACTTGTTTGTATTCCTTGTGTCTTTGGAGATTACGAATATGTAAATCTGCCAAATGGTAAACTTTATTTATTATCATAAACCTTTTAATTTTTGTGATATAATATCACCGAATCCAGTCTCTTCTGTTTCTTTAAGTTTTGAATTAATTTTAGAGAATCCCATATCAGATGCATCTTTATCTGATGGTTTAATATTTTTTGTAGTGATTCCTTGATTTTGGAATTGCATAGTGTAATATAACGCTTGTTCTTGTGCATCTTCATCGAGTAAAATGTTTATACTCTTAACACCCTTTTTATATATAGTATCATTTAAACTTTTTGGTACGAACTTACCAAGTAGAGGGATTACATTTCGCTTCACTGCCATAGCATCAAATACTCCCTCTACTAAGGTAATGGGTTCATTCCAATTTATTTGGTTTTCGAAGATGATAACATTTTTCGAAACCGGCGGATTTTTGTATTTAAACTTTTCCTCACCAAATACAGACCGTGCGATGAAGTAATTGAGTCTATTATCAGAATCATAAGATGGAATAATAATACGATTGGCATAATGGCCAGTATCACAATAACCGATATTATATCTTCTAATATCCTCTTTGGTAATACCTCTTTGTTTTGCATAATCCCAAACCTTTCTGAACAAAGGGTTTAATCCCTTTGGTTCTTTTAGTAGTGATTGAAACTCATTTGGTAACCTAAGTTCTACCTTTTCTTCTTCGGTATCTTTTGAATATACAACATAATCATCACCATAGATTTCGTATAATTTCTTTAATTTACGAGAATCTACATGAAGTCTTTTTAATAACCTTTGTATCTTTCTACCTTTTGCATCACAAACCCAACAATGCCAATATTGAGTTTTTAAGTTAACTTGTAACTTTTTCTTATGGTGATGACAAAATGGACAATAGTGAGCTTGTTCATCGTTTTTCATTGATGTACCAACCCCCAACACCTCATCTAATATTGTTATAACCTGTTGTTTATCGTGGTGTGATAGCATATTTTACCTTTAAACTGATACAAATATACGAAAAATATTTTAATTATCCAAGTCTTTTCTAAAAAACTTTCCTAATATATTATCATTTAAAGAAAGTTCATCTGATAAAACTTTGTGTTGAAATAACTCTTCAACTTCGTAATAAGTTAATGATTTTGGTGTTTTACAAAATTTTAGAATTTTTAATTCCAATGAATCATTAAAATCATCCAAATTATCACTTAATCTGGCCGCTTCTTGTTCGTGAAACCAAAGTTGTACTGTTGTGTTTGATGAACGATATTCTAACCATTTAGATTCTTTAACCACTTTTCTTTTTCTTTTATAACCTTTAAGTGGTGGTAAAGTTCTGTGTGAATATAAAGATTTTTTTCCTATATAATATTCACCAGTTTGGTGATTCGTTATTTTATAAATAAATCCGATAGTACCTTCTGGCATATCTGATATCTCTGTAATAGGTCTACCTTGGTATGTCCAACCCATAGTTAAAAATTTTAAAGTCATTATAATATACCTCCTTTACAAAATCCTCAGCCCATTTTTTGTTTTTGTAGAAAGAATAATAATATTCTTCTTGATTCAAATTTGGGTGATTTGCGTAAATAGGATTTCTATTTAAGTGTTCAAGTTTTCCTTGAACATTGATTCTATTCAAAACTGATATAAAATCTTTGTTTAGATTTTCATATTTTCCTATGAAGTCTACTTTTTTGTTAGAAGTTTTACCTTCGTTTACATAGTATGTTTGTGGTAAAAACCAAACATCATTTAAATTAATTGTATTAATAAATTCTTTTAAATCCGATGAGTATTGATTTTTTCGTACACCATGTTTCCACGCAGATAAAAATCGTGTATATGGATTTCTTACAAATGTAAATGTAAATAAATCATCGGTTGGTAGTAATCTAATTGAATCATGGGAAGTTAAAAACTCAGTATTTTTATCTGTTTGTAATACTTTGTTTATAGATGTACCACCAGTTTTTGGGATATGGATAAATGCCCAATTACTTGAAAGATTGTAAAGTAAACTCAAAATTGAATTTTTATCGTTCTACTGAATCAGAATATTTTTTCTGATTTAATTTTCCACCTCTTGCCTGTGAAAGTGCTTTTTCATCTTTGTGAAGTTTGTTTCCAGAATCAGCTGAAAGAGGAGTTTTATCCTTGCTCTTATCTGCTAATTTAGAAAATTCTGATTTGTTGTATAATTCTTCAATTGAAGCCATAATAGTTCTCCTTTGTTAATATAAATATAGTTTAAGTATCAAAACGAATAATAAAGTTCAAATCGTAATCTGGTAAATTCTTTATTGGTGTTGGTAGTTTTGCAACAGCAATCATGTTGAGGTCATTATCATATAAACCAATAGTTGTAATATATGGTGCTAAATATGAACCAGTCGGGTCTATCGAAGATGATTCATAATAATCTTCCCAAGAACCACTTACTGTTGTATCATATGTACTTACATAATCATCTTTTCGTTTTATATCTAATACTTCTTTAATTGTTTTAGTTCCTGCAGGGAATCCATTTGTTACAGCGGTTGTTGTAAAATCGTATGAACCACTTAAAGTTACTTCCACTGCAGATGGATTTTGTGAATAGTTAAATTCACCAGCATCTACACTAACCAATACTTCTGTTTCATGTAATGTTTTTGTACTTTTATAAGTTAAAGAATAATCAGGACCAACACCACCTGGTTTTGTAAAAACAAATAAACCATCTGAATAAAAAACATTACCATAAGATATTTTATCAATATTCAATCCACTAATATCTATATCGGTTGTAGTTTCTAATGTTTGTGTTTCAAAATCTATATTCGCAAATATTACACCATCATTACTTGAACCATAAGTTAAAACAGTTTCTCCTGTTTCTAAATCTAAATCATCTATTGTGAGTGTAAATGTTTCACTATCATTATCTTCTATTACTAAAGTAGCGGTTTCCCAATCTAAAGATATAAGAGTATATAATGGTGTGTCGGTTGTTAGTACACCATTTTCATCATCTTGAAACTCTACTGAATTTGTATTATCAACAAAACGAACACTACCTGGTTTAATTTTTGTACCATATTTTACTTGTGGTAATGATAAAATATTAATTTCTGATACATCTTTTCTTTCTGATGCTACATTTGCAATATTGTTTACACTACCATATAAAGTAAATACATTAGAATCATTTCTATAATACTTAGCCTTTATAGATTTATATTGAGATTTATTTTCTGATAAAGATGCGGTAGATATTTGATAATCTGCATTAGTAACTGTCCATTCTTTATAGGTATTAAAAGAACGTCTGTTAACATTTGATTTTGGAATTGTCTTTAACATATATGCATTACTCCTCTATATAAATATATGGAAATAAAAAACCCCATACTCGATGGGGTTTATTAATGTTTAATGTATGTACCTATTGTTTAGAAATCAAGTTTTACTTTGATTAATACTTCTTTATCAAATGATTTAGGGATTGGTTGTGATGTTTTAGCCACTGCAATCATTTCGTTTGCATCATTGTATAAACCAACAGTTGTAATAAATGTATTTGGATTTGTTTCAAAAGTTGATTCTGCAAAAGTTCCATCTGAACCAGTTACAAATGATGGGTTATTAGAGAAATTAAATTCTCTGTTTGTTGCTCTTACAAAGTAATGAGAAGTAGAAACATTTTCTGTTCTTCTTGCTTCGAAATCAGCACCCAACTCGATTGATTCAACTAATCTTAAATGGTTTTTAGCACTTGTAGTTGTTGATAAACTTCCTTTTAAATCTCTACCATGAACACTTCCAAGTGAACTTGAAATTGCTGTTGGGTTAAGTACGATTAATCCCATATCAGGATAAAATAATCCAAATCCTTCACCATTTACACCATAGTTAGAATTGATTGTTGCTGCGTTTTCAGTACCTAAGTTTAACGAACCACTTACTACATTGAATACTCTACCAGCTTTACCAACTGTATCATCGAATTTCTTACCACTATCATCAATTAATGTAGTTGTACCCAATGAACCACTTAATTTAAGTGACCAGTTTCCAGCATCCATTTTTTCTTTATATCTTCCTCTTGCAACATTGATTACATAGATGGCATCTGAATCATATGTTCCTGCGGTTGATGAAGATACAAATGTAAATTGAGTATCATCTTGTTCTAAAAGAATTTGTTTATACTGAGCATAAGTTGCTTTAGTTTCTAAAGTAGATGAATCACTTGTAGAAAGAGATGGTGAACCATATCCTAATCTATGTCCATAAGCTACTGAGAATTGTACTGATGAAGTTGCTGCTGTATCATAAACATTGTAGTAATATTTACCACTTGTTGCAGATGCTTGTGCAGATGATGTATAAAAAGAAGTTAAACTTCCTGTATCACCACTCCATAGACCTGTTGTTACTACTTGTATTTTACCAGAAATTTGGTCAAATTCACCAAATCTTTTGTAGATACCATTTGATATCTGACCACCGGTACTTCCCAACTTATCACCACCAGATAAATACTGGTTGATAATTGAGGTTAATTGCTCAGAAGTAAGATTACCTTGTTGATTAGAAAGGTATTCACTTAACTGTGCCGTTAAATTTGCTCCTGCTTGTCCTGTAATTTGTGCCATCTTATTTTTTTCCTATTATTAACTTGGTTGTACATAAGTAACTGTTACTGGGATTGATTGTGAACCACCAGTTTCATTACCATATACAGTAATAGTTGTTTTAATTGTTGTTGTAATATTCGGATTAGGAATAAATACAAATGTTAAACCTGTCTCAACGGCTGCAGTTGTAGTAATCTCATCACCTAAGAATGATGGTACTGTTCCTGCTCCGCTCGATATTCCACTACCAACGATTGAACCTGCGTTCTTATTAGAAAGAATTACAGTATATCCACTTTGTGCGTTTCCACTTGGTGAAGTTGTTGGTGAAAGTTGTACTTGTCCTGAATTTTGGTTTACTGATATAGAAGGGACACCAAACTCAACTTTAGGAATTTTAGTAGTACCTTTTGGTAAGGTAACTAACTTATATTTTAAAACTTGAGTCTCATCAGGAGATGCTTCAGTAATTGGGATTGCCTTAATTGCCGAATCATAATATGCACTTCCTTTTGGATGTGCTGGTTCATAAAGGGTATAATCTACTTCATCATCACCTAAAGCGAACTTTGTGATGTTTAAACCTTGTCCAGCTGCTAACTTCTCTCTACCCTTCTTAGTAAGAATAGCATCTACTGTGATTTCGGTGTTATCTAAATAAGCCATAATTTAAATTCCTTGTTATTGTTATTCAATATATAAATATAACTATTTTATAAAATCAATTAATCTACTTCTAAAATTGGTTCTCCACTACCTCTACTACTATCAGATACTCTTAATGTATTCGGATTAGTTGTAAATGTTTGTACAGGTGAACCACCATCTAATGTGGTTGCTTGAGTTTGTTTTGAACCATTAAAATATGAATTTTCTAAACCAGTTGTTAAATCACCAACATTTCTGTAATGTAATGGGAAATGTCCATCAAGTGGTGTAACTTGAGAAATATTACCACCAACAATTGGGTCAGATGATTCTAATCCATTTGAGCCAGTAAATGGTAAAATATTTACAACTTGTTTATATTTTGTTTGAGTTACAAATTCTACACCTAACGATGGGTCATTAGAATTAATATTTTGTGGTACATCTTCTGTATAAGATTGTTTTAATAAAAATACTTTTACTCTATCTTTTGTAATTGTATTGTTTACTAATCTTGTTCTAATCGAATAAGAACCACTTCCATATAAACCAAATCCAGCAACAGTTAGTGATTCGGGGTCCATACCTATTTGTTGATATTGTGTTGAATCGTATTGACCAGTTACAGAACCAGTTATTTGTGCATTAACAGTAAATGAAATACCACCCATATCTGAACCAGAGTTTCTTGTTATAGTTCCTTCTAATGTTGTAGTATCTTCTGTTTGTATAGTTCCTTCATAGTTGTCTTTTGTAGAAGTTATAATTACATCTGATTCTGCATCTACTGTACCTATATATTGTGGGTTTGTACCAACTAAGTTTACATCTTGTGATGCTGAGATAATCATATTGTATTGAGGATTATCCGATGTAACATTTACATCTTGTTCTACATCAATTGAAGATGTATAAGTTGGATAAAGACCACTTGGTTTAGTCCACTTTGTTTTACTTCTTTCAAGAATATGTGGTTCAATTAATAAACCTTTTGCAACTTGTGCTCTTGCAGGTACTAAAGATTCTAATGTTTTGAAAAGTGATTTATCAATATATCTTACTAACTGAATATATTCATGTAAGTTAAGAGTATATCTACTAAAGTAATAATTTCTTAATGTTTTTAAATCTGAGTATTCATCTGAATATTCATCACCAGGATTACCAATATAGTTATCAATATTAAATTCACCCAATCCTTTTAAAATATCTAAATTGATTTCTTTAATTGGTGAAAAGAATAATCCTAATCTATTTGAATCAACAGGTGATTGGTCAAATGATTTTTTGGTTGCTCTTTGTCTATATGATAAATCAATTAATTTTGTTTGTGATTCAAATCTTACTTTATTTGCAAAATTAAATCCTGTTGATGGAACATTTGCAGTTACATCTCTATCATAAGGAGTGTATTGATATGGATAATCAGTAACACTACTAAAGTTTGATGCAGTAGAATAAGTTGTATAAGATGTTGTTAGAGCAACATTCTTAATTGCAGTATCACCACCACTATGTCTATTCTTTGGATATTCAAAATCATTTCTAAATATTAAATCATGAGTAGATGCTGAAATATGGTTACCATCTATAGCATCTGGAAATAAAGTGTGGTTATCAACTCTTGATTCTGATAGTGGTGTTCTCCATAATCTAAATTCATCAATAGATGAAGTAGCGGTTCCAGCATCTCCACCAAGTGTTAGTTCACTACCACTCTTCCACGATGAAACACCTGAAATAGTTAAACTACCACTTACGTTTGTTCTGATTCTTTCTTGGAATCCTTCTTTTGCATAAATTGTAAATACATCATCTCCATCCGATACCTCTTTACTAACTACTACATGAGTATATTCATCATTAAAGAAAGAACCAGTATCAGTTGATGCGGAATATATTGTTCCACTACCACTAACTCTAAGTTCAAATTTAGCCAAAGAACCAGTATCTTTTAATAAGTGTAATGACCAACCATCTGTTTGTAATAATCTTTGGTCTTGTCTATCTTGTGTATTAATTCTAAACTCTACAGCGTTTGGATAATCTGTACTTAAATCATTACTGAATTGTTTCCAAGGTACAGTTATAGCTGCACTATTATTTAAATTAATAGCGGCAGTTCTATCTTCAAATGTGTATTTAGTAGTACCAGATTGAGATGGGTCTTTAGGTCCTCCAAACTCCATTATCGTTAACAATGAAGCAGGTACACCATAACAACTCATAGCTGCATGAAGTGCTCTCTTTGTACCTTTGTGCTTATTAAGATATGGTAAGTTGTTTAGTAATCTTCTCCAAATTTCTTGTTGTCTATCTTTTGCACTTAATGTTGATTTTTGTGAACCATCTTCTCTTAAATTTTTATTTTTATCCCAATATCCAAATGCATATTCCCATAATAACTGAGATTCTGCACCTGTATCTGCATTGAATCCAAACGATTCTAATAGATGATAAACTAAATCACTATTGATTCCTTTATCAAACTTATGTTCTAATTTTTTAGACCTTGAAATTCCTTTGATGTGTGTATATAAAGTATCAAAGTGTTGACCAATCATATCAAAGAATAAAATAAACTCATCATTCTTATCATCAAGTTTAATGTACTCTGGTAAGTTATAAGATAATCTTGATGTGTTATTATTATCATAGTAACGAGAAGATGATATGATATGAGAGTACCAACCTTGAGCCTCAATTGAACCCGTTGATAACAAACTACCAGTACCATTTGTTTTAGGATATGCAAGTGCATAACCATCAACACTTGTATCTATCGATGAACTTGTATATAAGAATTTTTCGAATGCATCGAATCCTTTCTTAACATCATTAATCTGTTTTTCTAACTTTGTTTTTTGATTTGTTAAAGATACAGTAGATTCTTTAGTATCTATTTCATCAATTTTATTTTGGTATATTTCTAACAATTCTACTTTATAGAAAAAGTTTGCACTTCTTTCTTCTGCAGATGAATACTTAACAAAATCTTCCCAATTATATTCTTTTAACCCAAATGGTAAAACTAAATCACCACTACCACTATATTCTTCAAATACCTTTTCTTTTTGTTTTACAAAATCTATATCAAGATTTGATAAACTAAAATTACTTGATGATACAAATTCATTTATTACTTCTGCAGATGTGTTTGAACCACTCGCAACCAAATCATCTAAAATTTGATATCCAATAGAATCGGTAACATTTAAATTAAAGTTTGGTGTTAATGGTGTACATAAATTAGAAAAATCTTCTGTTATTTCTATATCATCAATTAAAGGTACTGATTGTATTTTAGAAACCCAAAGTGTATCATTTGTTCCAATATTACGAGGAAGTGGTTCGTATAATTTTAAAACAAGTGATTTTTCTACATTTCTGTATTTAGTTTCATTTGTAGTTTCATCTGTATATTCTTCTGCAAATGTAGCGTTATCAATTGCCCAAGTAGAAATTAATTTATTATTACCATCTCCTAAGTGTAGGTAGTGTGTTAATAACTTCGAACTATTTTCTGTTAATTTATTTGTATCAATATTTGATAAGAAGGCCTTTCTTAAATCTGCAATTACCTTTCCTCTTCTAAGTTTTAAATCTGCTTTATCAAATGTAATAGTAATTCTTTCTTCTTTACCCTCTGTTAATTCATCTCCTTCTGCATTAAATGGTATTAGTAATAAATCGAAAGATATAATATTTGCATTAGCATCAAGTCTATCACCCGCCTTTCTTAAAACATCTTCTACATTAAATGTTGCTGCTCCTGCCTTTGAAAACTGACCTAAGAATGTTTGTGTCGTTCTCTTTCCAACAAATACATTAATATAATTTGTATTAATACTTTGCCAAGAGATTTTGAAAGGAACATCATATTCTTTAAAATCTGCACCTTTTATATTTTGTGGATACTTAACATGAGTAATATCAGGACCAGGTATATAATTTTTAGATATAACATTAACTACTACCTTTTTATAATCACCACTCCCACCTCTTTCTGAAATAGGCTGTAAGTAAATTGTATATTGTCCAACTCCGTTTAAGAAATCACTTGGAGTTAGTATCAAAGAACCACTCCTTGCTATTTTTTTCTTATTGTTTCCTAATTGGAAAATAACATGGTCTGAATACGATGTTGTATAAGGAATTTTTAATGTTTCTAATTGTTTTAGATTACCACCTCCACCAATATTGTATGTTACACTATCGAAATCAACTCTAATGTTTGGTTTCTGTGGGTCTGGTGGAAACTCTACTCTTGATGCCCTTACCTTAATAGTTTGATATAAATCTATTTTCTTAAAATCAGCATCAACGGAGTTTATACTATATTTTGGAGCTTTACTTAAAGAATCGGAATAATATTCATATTTTACATCGTGTGTATAATCAGAAATTCCAACACCTACAAACTTTATTGTTGGTGGTACTTTTGGATTATCAACTGAAATTGTTAACTTACCACTTGATGGTAAATTACCAGATTCACCCCAAGATGTAAAGTATTGTATAATACCCTCACCTGCCAAATCACACTCTACATCAGTTACATATGGAATTGGTAATGGTGGTGGGTTTGTATCTTCTAAAGTAAATTGTAATGTTGCACTTGCAAAAGCACTCTCTCTATCGTTTCCTTGTATGGTTACCCCTAAACCTTTTGTATCTAACTCAGAATCATATGGTCTTGCGAATAAACTTTTTGTGATACCATTAGAGGAAGATTTTTTTTCTATTACAAATGTATAATAATCAAATGAAATATTACCAAGAATTAATTCTGGTCTTGGAGCTATAGATGTTTGATAAACTGGTTGTGAATATCCGAGATATATGTTTGGTATGGCCTGGTTTCCAAAACCAGATAATGCTAATGGAGTTGAACCAATGTTTCTAATTTCTGGTGTTAAATAATCACCATAAGATTTTATAGCATCACCTGTTATAGAAACTCCAATGTTTTGAAAACTTGCTTCTTCTAAAATTACATCTGACTCTGGTAATAAATCTCTAATCGGTTTTATTTCTTGAGTTACTGTTTGTCTAAATGCGATTAAGGTATATTCTTCTTTAGATTTACCACTCGTATTATTAACACTAATTGTTGTTGGTGATAAAACTTCAGTTGCAGAAAATGAAATAGAATTTTTTTCTGTTTTTGTAAAGTTTTTTCCATTAACAAGAATTTGACCTATTCTTTTATTCGCATTTAAAGTTAATGTAATGGTTTTATTTTTTGCAGTTCTTTCAGGTACTTCATAAGAACAACTACCATCATCTACTGTTGCAAGTGGGTTGTAGTTTAATGAATTAGGGTCCATACAACCTCGTATGATATTAATTGGTGAACCATTACCACCAGTAGGTAATTGATTTGGGTTACCACCCTCATACAAATCATCTGGTTCAAATCTATTAGAACCATTACCATATTGTTCATCAAACTTTCTAAAGTTTTCTAAATTATTTTGTGTTCTTAGATTTCCATCAATACCAATAGATACCGTACCATCCGAGTTATAGACAACTTGAGATGCAACCACAGCATCACCAGGTTGTATAGGTGGTGGTGCTCCACCAGGATTTGAATCTAAAATCACTCTTGGTGTTCCAGATACATAATCATCATATGGGTCTTTTACTCTAATATCCATTATTTATAATTCCTATTTGGTACTGGTCTATCTACTCTATCACCAGGATTAGTAAATGGGTTAACTTCTTCTATATTATCTTCAAACATTACATCATCTCGATTAAAACCTCCACCACCTCCACCGCCAGAGCCAGTAGAACTTCCACCTCCTATTGGGGTATTATCACTTGGTTCATCTCTTTCAGTTACACATGGTCCAAGTTTAATAATTTTCATTCCCATAATTTCAGAAATAGTTCCTTCTTGTGCACATAATGTAATTTCACCACCAGCTGGTATTTCTCTTGATGTTTTTAAATTTCCTAATTCATCTTTGTAGGTTACAGTTATAGATTGTCCTCTAAAAACATCATCTTCAACTTCATCATAAAAATATCTTCCTGTTGTGAAGGTGTTTGCTCTATATTCCGTATTAAAGAAATCATTACCCTCTTCGGGTCTACCTCCACTATAAATATAATTTTTAATAGTAAGGTTTTTGATACGATATAACGATGTAGTCTTTTTTCTTAGTTCTTTTGGATACTCTCTAACATCACCAACAAAAGAAACTTTACCTACTTGATGTACAACTGTAAATGAATCAAACTCAATACCTTTTTTGTTTCTTACAACACCGTCTTTATCAGTATAATCAATTTCTCCAATATCAGACCAAATATAATATTTTTTCTTAACTATTTTTACTTGTTCTTCATATTCACAACTTCCATCATCAATATTTGCCTGTGGATTATAGTTTAATGAATTAGGGTCTGTACATCCATAGATATTTTTTTCTTCTTCATCGTATAAACAACTACCATCATCTTCTGTTGCCTCAGGATTATAATTTTTAGATTCGGGGTCTGTACAACCTCTTACAACACCACTTACATCATCTGGTATATCAGATTCATAAATGTTACCAGATGTAGTTGTTTTTAAAATATTTTTTACAGCATCTAAAGTAATCTGTTCTTCTTTTGTTAAAATATTATCTTTTATAATATCTCTTTTAAATAAAAATTTATCGATAATATTAAGTAAAGAAGTTTCTAAATCATTTTGTAATTCTTTTAATGAAAGTTCAATACATTCTTTTTTGTTGTTAAGTGGTTTACCATAATTTAAATTATTTACATCCCAACCATAGCCATCTACATAATATTTTATAGATTCAATCCACTTATCTCTAAGTTTTAATAAAAATTCATCAAAGTTATTTATTTTAAATTCTTTCTGAATTAATTTAATATATTTTAAGCCATCAGATTCTTTTCCTTTTATTAGAGTAATATAATCTTTTATGTTTTGTACCTTTACACTATCAATATATTCTCTAATGTTGTATATTACATCATCCCTAAAATATTTTTCATCAGTAAATACAGAATACCTTTTTTCTAAATCTTTATCTGCAGCTTTATTTTTTAAAGGTAATAATCTAACCTCTGTTCTTGATGGTGATATCTCATGTATCCAAACTTTATCATTTGGTAATTCAGAACCTATCCTTCTATTAAGAAAAGTAATCTGAGTTTTGAATACTCCCATGTTATATCCCGAATCAATGATAAGTTGCTGTAAATCAACAACATAATCATCTGAATCATTCATTGTGTTTGAATATGGGTTACGAGGTAGGTTAATAAAATATTTTTTATAATCTTCATCTTCAACAGAAATATATCTTACCAACTTTCCATCTTCACCTTGAGGCAATTGATTTCCACTTGAATCATAAAGTATGAACTCAATCATATCTTCACAGCCCAATCCATAGGTTGCTTTAGTTAATTCCTTTTCAAAGATTTTCCTATCTTCAGATTCAACTAAATATCCCTTTCGGTCTACTATTTCTTTAAAGTCTTTAATTGCCATAATTAATTACTATTTAAATATCTTTGGTAAAGTTTATCTCCACCATTGAAATCATAAACTGCATAACATAATTGTTTGCCCACTAAATGAGTTAGATAACCTCTTAAATTACTTTTTGGTAATACACCCATTTGATGTGCCATCCACTCAGTCCAAGGCTTAACAAAGAAGTTTACAATAGGTGAATATTGTGGTTTTCTTCTCATAAACTCTACAACTTTTCTTGCCCACATTTGATAACCAATTACCAATCTTGGGTCTTTATCAAACATCATATCACCATACCTTTCATCCGCATCCCAAATAAGTTGTGGGATAAATCCTTGATGATAAAGTTCATTACAAATAATTTTTTTCTTTTTAGAATTTGCTGCTGTAGTAGCTGTATTCTGAGCTGCCTTCACTTGTTGTTCCATTGTTTTCAATTGAGCTTCAAACACCTTTGAGTTTGTTTCAATTGTTTGTTGTAGTGTTTCGTTTGCCGCTTGTAATGATTTAACAATTTCTTTTTCAGCATCTAACTGAGATTGTAGTGTTTCTTTTTGTGCTTCCAATCCTCTTGATTGTGCGGTTAATGAAACTCTTTCAATACCCTCTCTCGTACCTTTGATTACCGCATTTTGGAAATCTAAAGATAACTCACCAAATCGTGTTGTTAGTTCTTGTAGTTGTAATTCTTGTTGTGATAATTGTGTTTCTAATGAAACTATTCTTTGATTTAAAACCTCAACATCTCCTTCTAAAGTTTCTACATTTGATAATAACTCATCTCTTTCATTCGATACTGTTTGTAATTCTTGATTTAAATTAGTTATTTCTTGAAGTTTTTTATTGTATAAAGTTTCTAAAACATACTTTTCACCTTTCGGTTTTTGTTTTTTAAGAAGTTCATCAACTTCAACATCAATTGCCTTAACCAATTCATCTTTATCATAATTTGGTCTTTCAGCTTTAATTACAGATTCTCCTCCAAATGTTTCTTGGTTTGGATTTATTTCATCATCTCTATAAACCAAATCTTCCTTTAGTTTATCTTTGACTTGTTTACCTGTAATTTTTTCTTCACCAAATGGTTTTGGAGATTTTGGTAATGGTTTGATTTCATTACCATCTTTTCTACGCACAACGATTTTACCAGAGTCATCTCTACGAACTCCTCTGTCTCCTTTTTTGACTAACTCGTCTATTCTAAATTTATCGTTTAAAGCCATTTTACTTCTCTACGGTGAAAGTTAAATCCTTATCAGTAAAGTATTCAATTACACCACTTCTATTTACTTTTATTTCTATATAGTAATCTCTGTTGTATTCAAAGTTACTTAAATTTAATTTAAAATAATTACCATTTGAATCACAACTTACTTTTGTGTAATTATCATTAAAAGGAATTACTACCTCATCTGTAATCGCATCTTTAATTTGATAATAAGTTGTTGATGGTAAATAATATACATCCGTATAAGCATATCGATTGGTGTAAGTTTTAAGAGGATATTTCTCTCTTCCGAAAACTCTGATTGTAGGTTTACTTCCTCGTTTGTATCTTACTTTTAATCTCTTAAATGTGATATGAATATCATCGGCAGTTAATGCACTAAGAGAGCCAGTAGAGAAAGAAGAATCATCCCAACCAATTCTTAACTTCGGTTGGTATATAGTATTTGTTTCTTTTGAAAAGAACTTTAATTGTCCGTAATCTGTTGTATTGTTTTCTAAAGTTGAATCGTGTTTTATAATCCATCCTTCATTTGGTATAGAACCACTAATCCAAGAATTAAGTGAAGTTAAAACATTCATTTCAATATCACTTGTTTCATATGAAAATGATTGTGATGCAGCTGAACCTGTGTACCAAGTTCCGCCTTTACCATTAAATGAACCTGTTGTTCCCGATGAAAATCCACCACCTAACCAACTTGAAGTAGTTCTCTTTTCCCAAGAACACCCATCTACTGAGATTTCATCAAATCGAGTACCAATACCCATATCCCAAGATTGAGAAACAGGATAAGCATATATTGTATAATCAGTTGGAATCTCACTTGATTCACATTCTTTTAAAATAAGATGTGCAGAACTCATTGAGATTTCACCACTTGCTATAGATTCTGATATAGAGTTTGTATTAAATTTAATTAAACTTCTAGCAGTATCCTTTAAGTTACCATAGTAAGTTTTTGATACTTCTAATATCTCATCCAAACCAGTATTTTGAGTTGGTTGTTGTAAATAAATCGATGTGTCTTTTGATGCTGTTACAAAGTAATACATTATACAACCCTCCCTTTAATATCTTTGTTTGGAAATTTCATTTCAAATATCGAAGGGTCTAATGATGGATAAACCATTTTGTTCTTAGTTGCTTCTGATATATTATATGAATGTGTTGAATAACTTCCCAAACACTTGTTAGTAATTTCACATTTTGGTACAGATTGAACACCCTCAACACCCGCTATTAATAATTCAATTTCAGAAATGTTAATTGGCATATTAAATGTCCAATTATCTATATTAAAATATTCTTTAAGTTCATTTATACATTTTGTTAGAACTTCTCTTCTATTATATCCACCATAAACTCTGATTTCAAAATCTAATCCAATGTTAATAATATATCCATCGATAAAGTTAATACCATCTGTTAACATTCGGTATTCACCCAAATAAGTTTTTAGATTTTCTTTTACTGCTCTGTTTATTGTAGATAATTTTTTATTTGTATCATACCCAAGTAAATAAAGGTTAATAGCAAAAGGATTATTTTTTTCATTTTGATTTCCTTTTTTACTACTTAGGAATGTTCTTAATTCATCTTTAATTTGTTGTTCTGTTAAACCTTGTGTTCCTAACGATTGAACCAATCCAGCAAACTCTTCAAGTGAATCAGGATTATTTAAAATTGAACTTGGTGAGTTATTGTCTAACTCTCCATCCGGTGCACAATATGCTTTTGCTACACCACCATATTTTGCTGGTAATGATAATGCTCTAACTTGATAATCTTTTCTTGTTACTGCTCTATTTTGTGAACTAAAGTTTGCTAAAGCGTTTTCTCTAATTTCATCTATCGTATCCGCTCCCTTACCACCAGTTGCAGGTGATTCGTTATCAACTGCAATAGAAGATTTTGTAGCGTTATATAATCTTAATTCCGTTGGAGTAAATATACTTGTATCTTCATCGTATTCAACTCTTTGAATTGCTGTTAACTCTCCTTTAGAAACATTTGAATTAACTCCACCACCAATTAAATATGAAATAGTAAATTCACCTTTTGGTGCCTGACCGTATGATTTTGTTTTCAAGAAGTTTGATGGGTCAAATGATGCACCCAATCTATCTATTGAGTTATTTAAACCTAAACCTACATTTTTTAAATTAGGAATTAAAGTTTCATCATTTGTAGATGAACCACCACCAAAAATAATACTCGTTGTATTATCATCGTTAACTTGTGTAGTAAATCTACGAGATGTTTTTAATAATTTTAATATTCTTGGTACACTATTTCCAAATTGTGCCAAATCTTTATCATTTTGTTCACTTGTTGGATAATCAATATAAACCATTTCTTGTGCAAGATAAGGAACCCCATACCACTTGTTTCCATTTTTATCTCTTACATCGTAAATATCAATTACATTAGTATCTGCAATATCTATTTTAGAAAATGATTTAGGAGTTGTACCAAAATCAAAAGTAAATTCTTTAAGTTCGGCAGAAATTGCTTTTATTTTTTTCTTTACTAAGTATTCTGATGGTTTTGTATTATCATTAGAATCATATTTGTAAATTGTAATTTCTCTATCTGCTGAATCATTAAAATCTAATAATTCGGTTGTTCTAAATTTAGTATTTGTTTTAGATGATTCTACAACCATACCTTCTTTGATTCTTAAATAATATCTTGAATCTGGTTCATAGTTTGTACCATTCTGACTACTTGAATTATAAATCGATGGTACTACTTGATAAATTGATAGTTCTACTACAGCAGGTGAGGTTACCTTTGGATGATATCCTAAATATTTTGCTAATGCTATTACATTTGCTTTATCTTCAGCATATAACATTAAAGATTCTTTTAATGAATCATCTGTATAATATGAAAGTATATCACCAACATATGATGCCATTTCAATAAACATCATACCAGGTGATGATTCATTAAAATCAGTATATGTTTGTGGGAAGTAAGTTTTAGCGTAATCTATAAGATTTTGTCTAAATTGAGAAAAATCTTTATTAAGGTAGTTTATATCCCTTCCCTTATTACTTTTAAATGTTGCTGAATTTAATGCCATCTTAATTTGTTCCTTGTACTGTAAATGTTAGTTCTTGTAACTCAATTTGATTTCCAACTGTAAATTCTAAACTTAAATTAACTCTATTTTGGTCTTTAAGTTCATTTGTCATTTCCACATCAATACTTTCTATGTTAATGTATGGTAACCAATAATTTACATTTTTTGTGATTGTTTCTTGAATCCTTGATTCTAAATTATCATCAATCTGTTCGAATAATAATGATTGTAAACCAGTTCCAAACTCTGGTTGCATTATTCTTTCTCCCTTTTTTGTTAAAAGTAAATTTTTTAAATTACTTTTTGCTTGGTCAAAAGATAAAAAGGCTTGTTCAAAAAATCCATTCTCTCCTCTTCTTAGTGGTAATGTAATACCATAAGCATAAGAATCAAAATCTTCTGTATCCTTTGTTACCTTTCTACCAATTATATAAGCCACCTACTAACTCCTATCTTTTAAACTTTTTTACAAGTTCAGAATTATCTCTATTTAGAATTCTATCTAAACCAGGTAATCCTGTTTGCACTCCAAGTCCTGTTTTTTTAATACCACCATTTGGATTCATGTTTCCATATCCCATCTGTGCTGCCATAGATGCTCTCATTCCTTCCAATCCTGCACCAGCACCTTGTTGATTAAATGTAACTGTTTTATCTATATTTTCATTTACTGGTTGTTTAAATGAATCTAATACAGATTTTTGTTCCAGTCCACCTTTTCTTTGAGCAGATGTAAATGGTTGTGTATTATTAAGTACCTCATTTAAAACCGCATTCTTTGTAAACTGTTTTTGAGGTTGTTGTCTTTCTTCTTGTAAAACAAGCTCTGCTTGTTCGAATGGGTCTACTTCAACTGTTTCTTCTACAACTTTTGGAGTAGATTTCATTCTACGAGAAACTTCTTCCTCTAATATTTTAGGGAAAGTTTTCGTTAAAAACTGTTCGTGTTTCTTTGCCACTTCAGCTTCTACTATTGTTTTAATTACTTTGACTAATTGTTTTGAATCCATTGTATTTTATTTTCCTTGTCTAATATAAATATATTCTTTATGATTTTATGGTTATTCGCATTCAGGTGGATTTACAAATCCTATAATATTACCTTTATTAAATTTAGCTAACTTTCTATAACAACCACCACCATTATCAGCAAACTTAGAACCACCACCAGTATTTCCTTCTATTGTATTTACACCAACTCCCTTTACAATACTCTCTACTATTCCAATATGAACAGCACCGGGTTTCCTACTTCCTCTATATAAAATAGCTGCTCCTTGTTTTGGTACATTAGAAAAGTATCCATTTTTTTGAGACCATTCTAACCATTCATTACATAGTGCTCTTCTTTTAGATGGAACTTGACTTCCTGCATCTTTCCACCAAGTAGTAACCGCGGCTGCACACCAAAAGAATCCACTTCCTGTTTTTGATACTTGACCTCTATTATCTAAAGGAATATTATCAAACATTTCATCAATTCTACCAGGAGCATCTTTTTGTTCACCCGGTCCAAATCCACCATAGTTTCTATTTTTATATTCACAAATTTCAAGGTCTTTTCTTGCGTTTTTTATAATCTCAGCACCAATTTTACATTTAAAATCTTCATCTTGAAGATTATCAATTGCTTCCAACTCTTCTTCTGAAAAGTAAACTGGTGCAGATTCATGTTTTCCATTTGATAACATTTGTGAAGCTCTACTTGAAAATTCCTCTGCCGTACCCTTTTCTTCTTCTGATAGTGTATTATCTGCTAATATATTATTTGCATTATCTAACTCTTGTTGAATATCTTCCTTTTCTTTATTTGTTAAATCATCTACTAATTCTAAAACTTTATTTATTAAATCACTAACAAGATTGTTTTCTACATTTGGTGTTGGTGATTTTGGAACCGCAGAACCAACTATTGAATATCCAAAAAATGGTAGAAAGGCCAGGAATGGTAGTGGGGTTGGAAAAGTTGGATAAATTGAAGTGGGAAAATAAAAACCACTCACAGTTGCTAAATGTAATTTTATACCAGAAATCAAAGAATCTAATAAAATATTTGAATCTGTATTAGGTAGAGTTGGTGGTTGGGGTGTCCATGTTCCTATATTACTTACCACTGCACTATTTAAAATAACATTTCCTATTGTTGCTATAGCGGGTAGAAGTGGTGGTATTCCAACTACAAAAGTAGCATTAATCCAATATTGTCTTGTTGCATCTCCCAAATCATTTACAAAATCATGAGTACCTTCTTTTTTTTGTAAGGCCTTTCTACATGCGTTTTTTGCAGCAACCAACATGGCATCTTTATTACCACTTATAATTTTGTTACCATTAATACCTTGATATCCTGATTTTATTAAGAAATCATATTCAGATGTGAATTTTTCTGCAAAATCATCAAAGGATTTAATACCCGATTGATTTTGCATATATGATAACATATTTTGTTTGAAGGTAAAAACTGACATATCATCTTTTATTCATCTGTAAAGTTTACTTTAGATAAGAATGTATCTAATTTACTTTTGATTGTTTTAAAATCTCCAGCATTATTCGGCCCAACTTTTGTTGGACCCGATGGAGTAGAAAATACTTGTGCATTTATAGCATCAATTAATTCTTCCATCAATTTTAATAATGTTGCTCCTTTTACGATTGGTTCATCTTCTGTTTCTGTATTAAGGTAAATCTTACCTTTAGAACCCTCACCTAATATATAAGTTGGATTATCATTTGTGGTGATTCGTACTTCTCCATTAAAATCCATTTCAGCACCATCAAATCCATTATCGATTGTAAGTTTACCATCTGAAATAAATGAATAATTTCCTTTTGAGAAAAATATCATTTCAGAATCTTTAGAAGATAAAACAATCCTACCACTATTCATTAGGATTTGGTCTGTACCTTTTAGTTCTGGTGCTTCGTAGTATCTTACATTATCATCTGTTTCTAAAGTTACTTCTTCATTTCCCGGTGCAAATGGTATTTCATATTGACCACTAGCAAGAACAATTGTTGAACCATCGTTTACAATATCTTCTTCAGTTACTTCATATTCTTTTAAATCTTCAACTGATTTATCACTCTGTCTGTTTCGTAAAATAATTGTAGGTGAAAATTCGTTGTTCTCATTATTATAACCACTAAATCTAATTGATTGACCAAATCTTGATTGAATTAATTTATCACCTTCATATAATCTTAAAGGATTGATTTTTTGTTTTGTAAAATATTCTCCAATTAACTGTTCTCTATCTCCATCTTCCGAATTACTATTATTTGCAATTCCTGTTGAAGATGTTTCTGAATAACTTGAAGCTTGATTTGATGATTTTTCTTCAGATGGGTTTCCTTCTAATAATGCATTTTCATATGCAGAACCTGCATTAATATCAATATCAGGTATTCTTTTATAGTGTAATGTTCCACCAATTTCTATAAGTTGAACTATTTCATTTACTAAAGGAATCCCCTCATCTGGATTTGCTGGTGGATATGAATTTATTGTCTTTACATTATAACTGGTATCTTTACCCGTTAAAACTATTTTACAATACCCAACAACAGGTTCATTTGCCTCTACCTTATCAGATAATTCCGATGGTAAGTTCATTGGAGCACTTTTACTATTATCCAAATGAACATAAACAACCTTACCAGTAATTGCCCCTACACTATTTTGTTTGTTTGGTTTATTGGAATAAAATGTACTATTTGATATATTTTTATATCTACTCATTCTTTACCTTTTGCTTTAGTTCTTCAACTTCATTAGTTAATTCATCAACCTTTGAATCATGTTCATCTGAAACTTCTGCAATAGTATCTTCAAGTTGTGCAAGTAATTGTTCTTTTTCTTTATCGGTAAGAAAACCAGTATCTCCTTCTGATTTATCTTTTGAGGCAATCATTCTTTGTGCAATTGCTGCCATCTTAATTAGTGATTCATCGTTTCTTACTGAAGTATCAACTAAATCTTTTATGATTGGACCAATCACCGCCATATCACCAGAATGTCTAATTACCTTTTTCATCTCAGCAATCAGTTCAGAGATTCTTTGTTTCTTGTTTTGTTGGTTATCATAGATATCCCTAAACAATCCACTTAAATCTTTACCAGGAAATAATTCAAAATTTGTACTCATGATTATACCATATTATGTTGTATATAAATATGGTAAAATAAAAAACCTCTCCGAAGAGAGGTTCAGTCTCTATTTCTCCTTATCTTCTTGAAGAGCCTGGAGATGACCTTGATTTGGTTCAAGTGCCATTAAATATTCATCGCTCATATCAATCCTTTCTTTTAAAGGTTCAACATATGCAACGATTGTTTCGGATGCGTTCACTCCACCCGCGACTGTATTATAAAGACCAGTCCACACGGTCTACATATAAATATAAAAAACCCCCATATTTCTATGAGGGTTTAGTTTTTAACGCGTTTTGAAAATTAACAAGTAAATCTTACTTCTTAATAATATGGTAAAGTACGAAAGCACCAACCAGTCCTAATAGACCTTCAGCACTCAAACTTCCTAAAATGCCCATGATGTTATCAACTACTGATACTTCTGGCCAGAATGGGATGTTTGCTCCTTTGAATAATACTTCAAGTACAACTCCTAAGGCAACGATACTAATACCGATTTTTGTTAGTTCATCAGCCCATGTGCCGATTTTCTTTAAAAAATCCATATTGTTTCTCCTTTGTTTTAATTAAGAATAATAACTTTTTCATATTCCAAAACATCGGACTTGTCCACAAATAACTATTGTATATATGAAATAAAAAGTTGGTTTTTGATTTTCACACCCAATGAGTAAACAATATTAGGTGTCAATAAAAAAACCCCACTAATTGTGGGGTTGAAACTGTACTAATCACTTTGAATTACGATTAGGGCTTGTTACTTGCCAGTTTGTTTTCTAAGAACTTGATACGAGCCTTCATTTGTTCAAACTCTATCTGTTCATAAGTATAACGAGGATGTCCTTTTGGTTTAATCCAAACTAACTTTCCTTTGTTATACAAAGCCTTTGTACCTACATCATCACTCCAATAAGAGTGGACTAATAGTTTGCCATCTTCTGTTCCGATGTATGTTCCTTTTTGGTGTATAGAACCATCTTCGTTGTAAGCTCTATACTCGTAAAGATTGTTGTCTATCTGTGTAATAACTTTGGATTCTTGTCCGAAGAGCGGAATGGTACACAGAGAAAATAATAGGATTGCTATTATTTGAACAATCTTTACTTTGATTAATTGTTCATTCATAATTCCTCCTTTAGTATAAATATACCAATGTTAAGAAATTGTTACCAAAATATTATGGAAAGGTTAAAGGATTTTCTTTTTTACAACATAAGAACCAAGAATCAAAATATCCATTTCACAATTTAAAAATGTTTTAATTGCATCTTCTGGTCTTAAAACCATTGTTTGGTCTTTGAGGTTGAATGATGTATTGATTACAATAGGGAATTTGTTTATTTTTTGTAGTTCTCCTAATAGTAAAGAAATGTATCTATTAGAATTATGAGTTACTGTTTGTACTCGTGCAGAACCATCTACATGAGTTATAGAAGGAAGTTTATCTTTAAATCTTTCGTTTACCTTAACAACTTGATTCATATAGGGAATTTCTGAATCATAATTAAAGTAAGTTGTTAAAGAATCAAAAGTACAGATTGGTGCAAAAGGTCTAAATCCTTCTCTTTTTTTAATTACTCTATTTAATCTTGATTTCATTTGAGGGTCACATGGATTTGCTAATATAGAACGATTACCCAACGCTCTTGCACCAAATTCTATTCTATCTTGAAATAAACCAATGATATTATTTTCAGATATTTCTTTTGCAATATAAGGAATCATTTGTTCTCTTGGTTTCCATTCATAATAAACATCTTTAGAGTAATCATTAAGTGATTTTAAAATATCTTCTTTAGGATAAAAAGGTCCTAAGAATGGATTTATATTTGTTACTCTTTCTTGTTTTTTATTAGTATAAAATTTAGATAAAGATGCACCAATACATGAACCAGCATCAGATGGAGCAGGTGGAATCCAAACATTTTGAAATTTTGTTTTTTCTTTTATCTTTCCATTAGCAGTTCCATTGTATGCACATCCTCCACTTAAACATAGATTTGGCGATTCTGTAATTTTATATAACTTATCTAATAATTTAAAGAAATATTTTTCATATTGAAACTGTACAGATGCAGCTAAATCTTTATGGTCTTGGGTTAGTGGTTCTTCTGGTAATCTATTTGTTATACCTAAATGTTCTGATAACTTTTCATTAAACATATCAGTATCAGAATATTCGTATGTAAAGTAATCCATATTAAGTTCATATAATCCTTTATCAGATTCTTTTATAATATTTTCAAATTTAAGATTATATTTTTTTGGATTACCATATGGAGCTAATCCCATAACTTTATACTCACCTTCATTTGGTTTAAAACCTAAGAATGCTGTCATAGCTGAATAGAACATACCTAACGAATCAGGAAATCCAACAGATTCAAGTTCTTTTATTTTATTATCTCTACCTATAGCTAATGAGGTTGTTTTCCATTCACCAACCCCATCTACTGAAAGTATTGCTGAATTTTTAAATGGAGATGTAAAATATGAATATGCTAAGTGTGAAGTGTGGTGGTCTGTAAAAGATACTTTGGTTTTCTTTCCTTTAATACTATCGATATCTTTTAATAAAATATCATATGCCTTTTTATTTCTATCAAGTATAGTATTGTTGTTTTTCTTTGAAAAAAAATCATACCACTTCTTTGGTCTTTTTTGAGTGGTTGTTTCAATTCTATCTAACTTTTCAGTTGGATTTTCATAAAAACAAATATAGTTTATATCTTCTTTGGTAATTGAGTTTGATTCAAATATCCATTTAATTGTATTGTGTGGAAAAGATGAATCGTGTTTTATACCTGTAAATCTTTCTTCTTCACAAGCCGATACAACTTTTCCATCTTTTAATAAACATGCTGCACTATCGTGGTAACCACAACTTATTCCTAAAATATAACTCATTATAAATAATCTTCGTCTATGTATCTACTTGAATCAAAAAATGTATTATTGTTTTCTTCGATGTAACCATATTCTAAATATTGGTTTAACATTTTTTTCTGATGTTGTTTCATTACATTTACAACTTTGGTAATGTAGTGAGTTTTACAATCAGTCATTTCTCTTATAAGAAGATACAAATGTTTTTTATTAAAGTTTTCTATATGTTCACTTCTTCTAAATAGTTCTAAGATAGCATCTGCAATTTGAATATCTCTTTTTTTATTAAAAACAACAGATAGATTTTTATCCCAATAGTTTAACATGATTTGTTTAAATTCTTTAAACTCGTTATTTTCTTCTACTTCATAATGGTCATTTTCAGGATTCCAAGTTTCTGGCATTTGTGATAAAAGGGAATTTTGTTTCCATCTTTTGTAGTTACCATTGTTTTTTAAAATCAAATGATTCTTTGCAATAATAGTAAAGTAAGAAAAGGCCCTTCCTTTCCCTTCTTTAAACATATGCATTTTTTCTACCATTGTAGAAACCACTTCCATTTGAATATCTTTTTTAGGAACATCAAAGTAAGTAAATTTAAATGTATTTAAAACATTTTCTGCTAATTTTTCAAAAGGATATTTAATTCTTTCTTCATAAATTTTAGACCTCTCTAATGGGTCTTTACATTTGTTATACTCGATAATTGCTTCTTGAGCTGGAGTACCGAAATAAATTTTAGATTTTTTTCTTCTTTTTTTAGGCATATTATAATTCGTTATCGAGGTCCTCTACTATTTTTTTCATCTCACTAAATGTAACTCCAACTTCATCATCTTTTTCAAAAACTTCTCTGTTATCTAATCTTCTCATGTTACTGAGAGCAGTTACTACTTTTTCTCTTGTAGTGTTAACGATATCAACTAATCTATCTTCAAGTTGTTCGTTCTGTCTTAAAAGGTTTCTAACACCAACCAATAAGACAATATTCAGTATTACTGAAACTCCTATAATGATATTATAGGTTGTAAAAATTTCCCACATATTAATCTAAGTTTAATTTGTATCCACTAAATTGTGTAAGATACGAAGTAAGTTTTGTTCCATTACCATCTCTAAATTCTTTTCCTTTTTTTAAGAATCTTTTAACATTACCTGGTCCTGCTAAATGAGCCGCTGCTAATATTCCACTTTCGGTAATCTCGTTACCATTTATAGTTTTACCTTCCCATCTATCAATATACTTCTGAAGTATTTTTTTGTTGTGTAAAAGTAAATCTAACATCGCTTTTTCTTGTAAGTAAGGTGAATTAAGAAATTGTTCTTTTGATACATCGTATCCTAATGATTTGAGAGTTCGTTTACCGAATTGGTATTTTCCCATATAACCCCAACCATTTACTACATCGTATCTGTTTGAGGATTCTCTCATTCCTATTGCTTCAAGAAACATATCGTGTTGATTTATTTCTATTTTAATAGGTTCTATTTTTATTTCTACGAGTTCAACTGGTTTTGGTTCTAATACTTGTGATACTGGTTGAACTTTTGGTAATATAATGTTGGCTGTAAATCCAACTAATCCCAATGTTACAAACATTGAAATTACTACTGTTAATATTTGTTTTCTCATAGGGATTGCTCCTTTTGATTTACTATGTAAATATACGAAAAATTTTCGATATATCCAAATTTTTAGGGAGTTTTTTTAACACTCACCTACTGGTCCATAGTATAAACCACTAAACTCTTCTTCCTCTATATCATCTTCTGGTATTCTTTCTAATACCTCGTTTGTCATTTTAAGAAGTTTTTTATTTTCCTTTACTAAATCTTCCCATAACTCCATATTAAAATCTATTTTATCTAAGATTTCTTCTTTAGTAAAAACTTCTTTTTCTATAAGCAAATCCATAATACTCTGAGTAACTAAACTTTGAGTTAATAATTTACTTTGTAATCTCTTTATCATTATTTTTGATGTTAAGTTCATCAAGTAGTTCCTTTAATTCATTTTTATCTTCGTTACCAAAAACCAAATCACCAAATGATTTATTTATAGAATTTTCATGATAACCAAGAGCCGATGCCAACCTAACACAAACAACTTTGAATTCATTGATATCCATATCATCAGGTACATCAAGTTCAATTTTGTTTATCTCTCTATTGTGTTCGATAAAATCTTTATCTGTATATGTAAATATAAGTTTTCCCATGTTTTCGTTTCTTTATAAGATTTCGGCACCTTGAGAAAGTAAAGGTTCTGCTTTCTTATATTTCATAAATTCAGTTGAACCATCAGAAAGTTTTACCATTACTCTTTCATTTCTACCATATTTTTTTCCTCGTGTAATTGTTTGAGTATATCTTCTATCTGTTATTAACCTACCTTCAAGGTGGTCAATCTCGTGTTGTGCTACAACACACTCTAACATACCCTCATCATTATAGAATTCTTCAGATGTTTTCCATTCTTCTTTTGAATCAGGTGAAAATAAAACTGTTCCTAAATTATCACACTCTACTGTTAATGTTTTAAATCTTACTGTTTGAACTGGTTTACGCATTGTTTTAGGCATAGATAAACATTGTTCTACATAAACAACGGATTCCTCTGATACTTCTACAACTCTTGGATTGATTAGTACCAATGGTTCTTTTACATTGATTACACAGGCTCTTTTATTTATTCCTATTTGATTTGCCGATAGACCAATACCACCATGTTTCTTTAACTCTTGAAGAAGTGTTACTGATATTTCATCAATCTCTTCTTGAGTAAATGGTGTTGGTTCTATCTTTGTTTTAAGTTTACTTGGGTCTTGTATTAATTTCATTCTTTAACTAATTTCTTTGTTGTATAATCTCCACCAAAAGGTCTTTCATAAACTGTTTTACCTCCATCTGGTGATTCGTATATTTTGATATCCTTCATTTCTTCGTTTATTTTTTCTAAATGAGAAAGGTTATCCCAATATAATTGTCTAACTTTTTTACCCAACTCCATATCGTTAGGATACTTTTGTACTAATTCTTCTAATTTCATTTTAACTCCTTATTTGAAAATTTCTCTAATAACCAAGATGATGATTGAACTTTCTCACCCAATCCCCAAATCATATCGATACCAAATGTGTTACAAACATCTTCTTCTGTTGATGGAACTCCACCTGGTTTTCTATCTCCACCATTACCAAATGCAACTACTCCACTTTCCCATGTTTCATTTTCTTTCATGTAATGTTTTCTTGCAGCATCAATAAAATCTACTGCGGTATCATCGTTATGAATTTTGGGGTACATTACATATGCCCAATCTACATCTTTAAGGTTTTCCATAATGAACTTTCTTTCATCTTCTTTCATAAATGGTTTACCTTTTTTTCTTCTTAACCAATCATCGTTGTTAAGTCCTATCCAAACTTTATCTGCTAACTTTTTAGCGTTTTGGATACATTCTATATGTCCTTTGTGTACCGGGTCAAACCCTCCACTAATTAATATTACTTTATATTTCTTTTTCATTTTAATCTAATCTTTTATAAAGATACGAAAATAATTTTACAATTCCAAATTATTTCCAAGAAAAGTTTGCACCCATGTGTCCAAATTGTGCTGTATTACTAAATATTGGTTTTCTTAAATCTAAGAAATCTATAATTCCTTTTGGTGATAAATCATATCCTTTGATAAATTCATGTTCTCCATCAACGAGTGCACTTGCTTGAAGTGGTTGGTTATATCCAATTGCATATGCAAGTTGAACTGTAACTTCTTGTACTTCTGGTCTTTGTTCTAAGATATCTACTGCAATTCTTCTTGCCATGTAAGCTGCACTTCTATCTACTTTAGTACAATCTTTACCACTAAATGCTCCACCACCAAGTGGAACTCTTGGGCCATAATTATCAACTGCTAACTTTCTACCAGTTAACCCAGCATCGGCAGTGAATCCACCAATGTTCCAATCACCTGCGGGATTACAATGTAGAGCCTCAATATGGTATTGAGGAAAATCTTCAAAGTATTCCATTACTAATTTTTCTAATTTTTCTGCTGGTGCGTTCTGAAACGAACATACAACTCTTAGTGAGTTGCCATTCATTGTTACTTGTGTTTTACCATCGTAAGGATACTTATCAAATACAGATTTGTTAAGTTCTCTTGATAGATAATATTCTTGTGGTAAGAATTGTTCGTTATCTCTACAAGCATAACCAATCATGATTCCTTGGTCTCCTGCTCCACCAATATCAACTCCTTGAGCAATCTCGGGTGATTGAGTATTTAAGTTAATAATTACTTCAATAGAATCATCAGTAGTAATATCTTTCACTACTTGAATAATTTCCTCATCTGTAATTTTGTATTGAGAAGTAACTTCTCCTGTAACATAAACCAAACCATTACCACCACAAGTTTCAATTGCTACTCGTGAGTTTGGGTCGTGTGTTAAGTGAATATCTAATAGTGTGTCTGATATTCTATCACACATTTTGTCTGGGTGCATCGGTGATACACATTCTGCTGTTCTAATCATTTATTCTGATTTTGTAATTAATGTTGTTATAATATATAAAATAAAAATTGGTACTGATGGTATAAAGAAAAGGAGTATAAAAAGTAATCTCCATAACAATGGGTCTGAATCTGTATAATTTCCTAACCCACCACATATACCAGCTAAACTTCTTTCAGTTTTACTTCTTCTAAATTTTTTCATCTAATTTTTGTTGTAATTTTTGAATTTCTAATTTTGTTTTTTGAGTTTGTGGTTTATTCATTTTTAATTCCACAATCTTTTTTAGAATTAATTCCTTATCCATTTTTAATTTGGTTTTTTAAATCTTTATATTTTTTGTTCCACTTTGCAACTTCTTCTTTATATCCATCTTTAATCAACTCTTGTTTTTCAAGTTGTTGTCTTAAATCTTTGTTTTCTTTTTCAAGTTGTTCTATTTTTAACTCGTATAATTTTAAACTTTGCATAATTAATTTGATAAGGGTGCTTTAATTGTTGGTTGTGATTGATATCCGATAATCTCGTATTCAAACTCACCATTTAGAATATCTACATTTGATACTTTCACACTTGGTAGCTGAAATGATTTTCTTATTCTTTGTTCTTCTGCTTGTTCTAAGTGATTATTATATAAATGAGTATCTCCTAAGTTTCCAATTAATTCACCTGGTTCTAAGTTGGTTTCCTCACATAATAGTAGTAATAACATTCCATAAGATGCAATGTTAAATGGTAATCCTAAGAAAGTATCAACACTTCTTTGATTCCACATTAAAGATAGTTTACCATCGTTTACATAACATTGGAATCCATAATGACAAGGTGGTAAAACCATTTCATCTAACTCTGATGGGTTCCAAGAATTAACCATCAATCTTCTACTATCAGGATTTTCTTTAATAAGTTCTATAAGGTTTTTAATTTGGTCTATTTTATATGTTGGTGATGAACCATGTCTTTTTTCAATTCTTCTCCATTGTTTTCCATAAACAGGCCCAAGTTCTCCCCATACTCTTGCAAAAGATTCATCCGTTTTAATTTTATTTACAAACTCTTCCATTGTAAGTTCATCTCTATCGAGTTCATACATACATGCTCTCTGATAAGTTTTGTATGCATCTCCATTCCAAATGTTACAACCATTCTGAACAAGATACCTAATATTAGTATCTCCTTTTAAAAACCATTTAAGTTCCGTCATGATTGATTTGATTGCCATCTTTTTTGTTGTAAGAAGTGGAAATCCTTCACTCATTTTGTGTCTGATTTGTTTACCGAAAAGGGATTTTGTACCTGTTCCAGTCCTATCAGTTTTTTCTTTACCTTCAAGTAAAATATCTTGAAGTAAATTTTGGTATTGTAAATCTAAATTATTCATCTATTCAATTCTAAATGTTTTTTTAATCCATTACACCCATCGTGAGTATCAGTATCTACCGATGGTTTTATATTTAAGGCCTTTTGTATATGTTGATTATTGATTAGGGGACTCCACTCAATATATTTATCATTTACAAAATGTTTATTTTGTGTAAACATTTCATCAGTATTAATTGTCAATAATGGACTACTATACACATCAAATCCGTTATTTAATAAAGGCATTATACCAAGACTTCTGTTATGTACACAAATACTCCAAGTTCTACCCGCTATTAAAAACTTTGCATCTTTATTAAAAAGTTTAGTAATATCATGTTCTTTTTTGTTTTCATCATGGTAGTAAAATTCACTTCGTGTTCCACATATAAAAGTATTTGATTTATTAAATGAATTTAAATAGTTTCTTACATTTCGTTCTGGTTCTATCCATCCTCTATCTTTTAAACCCCCAAGATTACCATTTGAAATTATTATATTCTTAAAAGAAAATAAATTTAAATTGTTTAATAAAACTTTATTCATGGATTCATAAACATCTATATTATTAGGTAATGCCTTTGGATTACCCGTTTCTTTGAGTTTATCCACATTCCATAAATCAATAATTACTAAAAAATCAAACTCCATTATTTATATTTTCCAATCTTTCAATTTCTTCTTTTATTTTAATATTCCAAGGTCCCCATGTAATATTATCAATTAACCACTTTCTATAATAAGGTGGGATTGATGCAACTGGTTTACCTTTATATTTTCCAAAGGTCATATAAACTTTTTCTATATCACCATCTTCGTTTGTTTTTTCTGCAAGATTAATACCACCTTCTAAGTGAATTCCTATTTCGTGCATTGGAATACCTGTTATTTGTTTTTTACCTTCACCAAACAATTCCCATTCTTCACCACCAGTATCTTTGTAATAAAGTTCTTCTACCTTACCAAACTTTTCTACTGAACCTACGAAATCTACAACCAAACAATCTTTCTTTTGTTCGTGAATACGAGTTCCTCTACCAACAAACTGATACCACCATGAGATTGATGCGGTTGGTCTACCTGTAATCAAACAATCTAATTCAGGATAATCGAATCCAACTGTAAGAACATTAACTTGTACAATAACTCGTATCTGTTGGTTTCTGAATTCTTCTATGATTCTTTTTCTTTCTTGTGTTGGTGTACCTCCATGTACTACCGCTGCCATTGGAATCTTTTTTGCAAGTTCTGTTGCTTGTTCTATCGTTGGTACTGCAACAAGAATTGATTTCCTATCATATACTTCTTCAATCTTCTTTACAATCTTATCACCAATGTTTTGGTTCTCGTAAGAACGAGCAATAGATTCTTGTGTATATTCAGCTCCACTCGAATTATAAACAAGTGCACCAGTATCGAAATCATAAGATTGATATTCTAATGGTGTCCAATAACCTAACTTAACAATATCTTGAATCTGAGAAACATGAAGAATGTATTTAAAAAACACTCCATGTTTAGAACGATTTGTTAACATCACCAACTTTGAATATGGGCCAGTATCACCCATGTTGGTTTGTAATTTTAAGGGGGTTGCAGTAAGACCAAGTATGTGAGTTGCTTTCATACCATCCACAAATCTCCTTAACTGTCCTGATTTGTTTCTTGGATATCTATCGCACTCATCTATGATAATCTTACTGACCCCCATCTCTTTGAACTTATAAGCAATATTAATTATAGAACCGATAGTTGCATAAGTTACATCACCCAATTCTTTACTTCCCATTGAGGCTGAATAGATTGATGCCTCTCCACCGAGAGTTATAAACTTGTTATAGTTTTGTTCTAAAAGTTCTTTTGATGGTTGTAGTACGAGAATCTTTTCACCAAGTTCTTTTGCAATTGCAGCAATAACAATCGATTTACCGAAGGCAGTTGGTGCTACGATAATCGATGGTTTCATTTTTGGAGTTTTAAAAAACTCAACTCCAATTGCTACTGGTTCTATTTGATTCTCCCTTAGTTTCACAACTTATATTTCTTTTTCCATAACTCTTCAAATCCAGCACCCCATCCTAATTGTAGGATTTCGTTTTCATGTGGAATTAAAGGTTTTCTTTTATTAGTATCAAGTATATCATCTGGCCTAATATAGTTAAAAACTTCTAATTTAATCTTAGAATTTTTACGAGGTCCTTTATGAACAACTACAACAGGTGGTGTACTATTTAGATTTCCCAATTAACTTAACTACTTTTTCCTCACACTCTTTCCAATTTTTCAAAAGTTTTTCTGAGGCATCTTTATAATAATCTCTTTCTTTTTTTATTTCATAGTACTTTTGTTCCCATGACTCTTTTTGTGTTGCAGTAAAACTTGTAAGTAATACTACACTCAATACTAAGATAGTGGATATCACCAACCACTTGATGTTCCACTTTATAATTTTTTCATCTTTCATATTAACCTAATAATGCGTTTAGTAAAATTAAACTACCTGCTAGAATTAAACCATAAACTGACCATTCTACAACTTTATAGTTTGACTCCACTTGTCTATCACTTCTACCTTGATTACTTCTATATTGTCTTTCGTTCTCGATGTCATTGATTAAAAAACCAATTCTTTCTTTTGCTAATATTGGAGCATCTTCTTCCAATAATTGTTTAATCTGTTTTAGATTTTTTGTAATTTCTGATTTATTCATAACTTATAATTTATTATCGTGATGTCTATCTTTAATCTTTTTGTATTTCTTTTTAAGATTTCTTGCATCAGCATATTTTCTTTTTTCTATTGTTTCCAAAGTTTCTTTAACTTTTTTTCTTTTCTCTCTTGCAGTTTCTGATTTCTGTAATCTTTTACCTCTATCCATATTTAATTCCTTATTTAATTTAGACATAACTTTCTACATTTAATAGTCCACTATACTCACATTTATTTGAATTAATAAAAGGAAGAATAGCAAGTTCTTTAGCCTTGGATTCAACCATAACATCCACATCATTACCATATAAGTTAGGTAACTCATTGATGTAATCAGAGTGAGCCTGTGGTTTTAGTTTCTCATTACCTTCATGTAATGCTTTTGATTCTGAATAGTGAACAATTGGTTTGATATCTTTTGGCCATGTAGAGATTGCCAATTCAAGTGCCTCTTGTTCTGTTAAACCACCAGTACAAAACTTGTGGTGATGATAATCGAATACAATAGGAATACCAATTCTTTCGTGTATGTACATTAAATCTTTTACCGAGTACATAGATTCTTTATCATCGTTCTCAACAGTCAATCTACCTTGTACTGCTGGAGAGAGTTTCTCAAAGTTCTTACAAAATCTATCCATAGCAGATTTTTTATCACCATACACACCATTACAATGAATATTAAGTTTGTTGTAAGGTGTACGAGATAAACCAATCATATCAAATATTTTACCATGTATCTCTAAATCAGTAATTGTGTTTTGTACAACTCTTTCTGTTGGAGATACAAGAACATTGAATGGACCAGGATGTGCGGTAACTCTGATACCATGTTGTTTTGCATAATGACCACATGCTTGAAGAACTGTTTGTATTCTTCGATAGTATGGTGATTCATCAATGTTGTATTCTGAAGCCCATGGAAACATTTCAGATGATAATCTAAATACTTTGATATTGTTCTGATTGTTCCATTCTAATATAGTGAATAAATCTCGTGAGTTCTGTAATCCTAACTCACCAGCATATTCAACACCCTTCTCTAAGAAGGTTCTCTTAATCATTGAACGATTAGTAGTTACTTTAGGTTTTTGTTTACCTAAAGTCATGTTAATACAAGCGTATCCTAAATTCATAATATTTCGTTTAAGTTTTATTTACAAGGTAAATATACGAAATTTTTTTGATATATACAAGCTTTATAGTGAAAAACTTTCACCACATCCACAAGTTCTCTGAGCATTTGGATTAGACCATTCAAACCCTTTACCATTTAACCCACTTGAATAATCTAATTGTGAACCATATAGATAAAGAAAAGATTGTTTATCTACAACTACATTTATACTTTCGGTTTCGAATGTTTTATCTCCTTCGAGTAAATCATCTTTTTCACCAAACTCCATAAAGTATTGTAAACCACTACACCCTCCACTTAATACACCTACTCTAAGGTGATGTGTTTCTGGTGATTTATCTTCTTCTTTGAGATTCTGAAGTAATTGTTTATTTGCTGTTTGTGTAATTGTTACTGACATATTAATATGTTTTTGATGTGAAATCTGTTGGGTAATTTGTATTGTGTTTATTATTCATCCAATATCGTACCGCTTCAGGGTCATTTTGCCAAAGTTTTGTTACTCTCCAATCAAAACTTTGATGTAAGTAATATGGTTTACCATCAATTATTCCTTTTTCTTTTACAGCTCTCATTAGTGGTTCACCCATATATTCAATTCTTTTTTCAACTTCTTTCTTAGTTAGAGGCTTTTGCTTCTTTACTTCTTTTTGTATATCTTCAATGGTTGTTTCTATATCTTCTTTCTCTAACTCTTTCATCACTTCTTCTTCAGAAACAATATCGTTGAGTACCATATCTAATGCATGGTCCTCATCCCATTCTTTATCTTCCAATCCATCTTGTAAAGTTTCATCCCATAAGTTTGGTAAATCGTTTGGGTCTGGTTCTATTTCTTCACCATAGAGTTCTCTTTTCTCAACTACTTTCTTTTTATCCGTTTCACCTTTATCAACTTTTAAAGCGTTGTTAAATGCAACTACAAGTGCAACTGCAAGTGGGTCAAACACAAATATTATAATTAGAATTAACCAATTGATAATCTTATCCATTCCATATCCAGTCAATCCACTTAGGTATTGTAGTGGCCCTAATTCAGATGCACCTTCTAAGTTTGTATCTAAATCTAAAATCTTTAACTGAATAGATTGTAGTGAATCTGCAGCTACTTCTCTTTTCGCTTGAACACCTTTTCTATTTTCTTCTTCCACATTGATTCTACTTTGTGCCAAGCGTAACTCAGCCGTGGATATCGTGGTTCTAACACCCCCCACAACCGATGTGTCCCGTACTTG